ATGTTTATCAAAGTTAAGATAGACACACCCGACACAAGACTGACTCTTTTTTACCCGCAATACTTGTTTCAGATAAACAAAGGCCGTCTGAATTTTCAGACGGCCTTTGTTGCATACCCCCATAAATCATAAGAAAATAAACCCGTTTACGACCCAATGTTCGAAAGAAAAATCATGATTACATTCCCCATCGCACGCAGTCACGGCAAAGAACTTTATATACAGGGAAAAATGGCCAACCGACACGGATTGATTGCCGGCGCCACCGGCACAGGTAAAACCGTTACCCTGAGACGCATGGCCGAAGCATTCAGTAACGAAGGCATTCCGGTATTTCTCGCCGATGTCAAAGGCGACTTATCCGGCATTGCACTTGCCGGCAACAACAGCGGAAAAATCGGCGAACGTATTCAAGAATTCCAATTGGGCGATACATGGCTGCAAAGCTTTCCCGTACGCTTTTGGGATGTATTCGGCGAAACCGGCATTCCCGTCCGCGTTACCATTTCGGAAATGGGCCCCATGCTGCTTGCCCGCCTGATGAATCTGAACAACACGCAAGAGGGATTACTCAATCTGGTTTTCCGTGTTGCAGACGACAAAGGATGGCATCTGATTGATTTAAAAGACCTCAGAGGCATTTTGAAACATGTTTCTGAAAACGCAGCCGAATACAGAAACCAATACGGCAACGTATCCGCAGCCAGCGTCGGCGCCATCCAACGCCAACTGCTGACGCTTGAAAACGAAGGCGCAGGCGAATTGTTCGGAGAACCCGCTCTCAATCTGGAAGATTGGCTGCAAACAGAAGGAAAACAAGGCGTAATCAACATTCTCAACTCCGAAAAACTGATGCGTTCCCCCAGAATGTATAGCGCATTCCTACTTTGGATGTTGGCCGAACTGTTTGAAACCCTACCCGAAGTCGGCGATCTCGAAAAACCCAAATTCATCATGTTTTTTGATGAAGCCCACCTACTATTCGACAATGCCCCAACCGCTCTATTGGAACAAATCGAACAAGTGGTCCGCCTGATCCGCTCAAAAGGCGTCGGCGTATACTTCGTTACCCAAAACCCCTTGGATTTACCCGACAGCATTCTCGGACAACTAGGCAACCGCGTACAGCACGCCCTCCGCGCCTTTACCCCGCGCGACCAAAAAGCCGTTAAATCCGCAGCAGAAACATTCCGCAGCAATCCGAATATCAATGTCGTAGAAGCCATCGCAGAATTAGGCGTCGGCGAAGCATTGGTTTCTTTCCTCGATGAAAAAGGCATGCCCACACCGGTAGAACGCTCATTCATTCTTCCGCCCCAATCCAACCTAACACCCTTATCCGCAGAAGAACGTAACAGCCGATACCAAAGCGATTTACTCTACCGCCACTACAAAGACATGGTAGACAACTATTCCGCCTATGAAGCCTTAATGGAACTCGAAGCCCAACAAACCGAACAGAAACTTGCAGAGCAAGCAGCCAAAGAACAAGCCAAAACCACAGCAAACACCGCCCAATCAGATAAAGACGGCGTTGTCGGTGGCTTCTTAGGCGGCCTGTTCGGCGGACGCAAAAAAGCCAATCAAGGCATCGCCTACGATCTTGCAGATTCAGTCGGAAACCAAATCAATAAACAAGTTACACGCGCTATTTCACGAAGCGTAATGGGCGTAATTAAAAATCTAATGAAATAAATTATCTTCCTGTAACAGAGGCCGTCTGAAAATTTCAGACGGCCTTAAAAATACGCTTTATCACTGAATGTCTTATCCAACGTTTTTAAGCCGCAGACACTTTGAAAAGTAATCTATTCCAACAAAAGCCTGTCCATATCAAGCCGCACCCACATCACTGTCTCCTTACCCGCTTGTTGTCATCCGCTTGACCCTCATATCCCGTTACATCATTTGAGTATTCTATCTCGCCAACCATATAAACCAATTTGAGCAGATATACCTAAATATAACAATAACCTACTCTATAAATTCAGGTATTTTAAAACCTTGTTTAACCTTAGTGTTAAAACTTTTATCATCTCGCTTGTAGCCATCTGCTGAATTTCAACACACAGCAGCCTGAAGGTGCTGTCGGATGATAGTTTGGTTAAGCAGTTTGATAGCCGTCGAGGCGAAGATTTCGGTGCGGATAAATATGAGTACCTGCCGGATATCATATACGAGCCGACCCGCATTTATAGAGATGACAAAAAACGGAAAATCTATCTGACGAAACAGATAAAAGAATCTTGGTATTTTACCGTAATCAAATACTTGGAGAAAAACAACGAACTTTATTTGGAATCTTACAGAAGAACTGATGAGAAAAAAATGAATAGCACTTTGAAAAAATACATTAGATTGAAATAAGTGTCGGGTGGGGCTCGGAATCACCCACACACGGTCAGAAGCCGAAGCTCGCCTGCGATACCGAGATTATCATCGCTTTTCCGACACTCTAAGCCATCATACCATGATTGAAATCAAAATAGACAATATTTTCGTGGTGCAAAACCAAATCGAGCGGCTGCAAGACGGTGTGGAAAACCGTTACCGGCTGATGGAGCGGTTGGCGGGCACCATGCACTACGCCGTGCAGATGAATTTCCGCGCCGGCGGCCGACCGAAATGGCTGGGGCTGAAATACCGCAACGGTAAACCGCTGGTGGATAGCGGGCGGTTGCGTGACAGCGTTGTTGCCTATTCAGACAACGATACCGCCCTTGTCGGTACCAATATGGTGTATGCCGCCATCCACAACTTCGGCGGCATGGCCGGACGCGGCCGCAAAGTGAACATACCGCAGCGGGAATTTTTAACGCTGACCGACCAAGACAAACAAGACTTGATGGACGATGTACAGGATTATTTTGCCAACCTGATTAAATGATTTTTCAGACGGCCTTTAAAACGCGCTTTTTAGCGCGTTTTTTTATTGGGCTATGGGTTGGTATGGGCGTGCCGTCTGATGAAACCCATTGAGATAAATAAACAGGTACTGTGAGATAAATGGGATGAGGCGGGCTGAGATGGGTTTTGGTGGGATTGGATTTTTGAAATGGCGTTGCATATAGTGCAACAGAAAATAAACGGGCAGATTTTGCCCGTTTTTGTTTTTACAGGCCGGCTTTGAGTGATTCGATAGCGATGTCGATGAGTTTCTTTTCTGCGCCGTTTTGTAGTTGGCTGTTGCCGTTGATGGGGAGGTAGGGTCTGGCCGGAATGGTAACTTTTCTGCCGCTTCCTGCTTGGCCGCCGAGATGATGGATGGCGGCGTATTTTTTGTTGCTGCCGATTTGGGCGAAGTCGTTACCGACTTTGGTGGAGATGCTGGTGGCGAGTTGGCCGGTCAGTTGCAGGGTTTTGCCTCCATTGGCTGCGCGTTTGCTTTGTTTCCACTTTTCGCCGCCCCAGCTTTCGCTTTCGAAGTTGTCTTCTGTCAGACTGATCATTTCGGTGGCAATGGCGCGCATCATGGGGCGAGTGTTGGTGGCGTTTTTGAGCAGCTGACCGAGGCCGTGTTCGAGTTGACTTGTGTCCACGTTGATTTCAAGCATCTAAATCCACCAGTTCATAATTGAAGAATGCGGCAAACTTTATCATGATGTCCAAAGCCTGATAATCATCAACAATGATGTCTATTTCTCCGAAACCTAATACCATAGTATTGTCATCTTTGGGATTTCTGTAGGCCTCAACACTATCTTCAATAGTATATGAAGAATGATAAATATCGCGGCTTATATCTAATTCTGCCATTTTTACCCTTTCAAAAGTTCCAATACCCAAACCAGTTCCGCTGCCGACAGCGCGGCTTTGAATTTGGCGTTGCCCATCATGGTTTTGAGTGCAATACGGGCGATGTCAGGGTGAACGGCTTGGGCTTTTTGCACGGCCACGGAAGCCATTCGCGAGAGCATGGCTTTGCCTTGGTTGGCATTGAAACCTGCGCTCGGCGCGACAAATTTTCCGTCGATACGCAAGCCGGTGCGTTGGGCGTAGCGGGCTTCGCCGGTGTATTCGTTGGTGCCGATGTCGACGGTTTGGGTTTCCAGCATCGGGCTGGGTAAGGCTTTACCTTCGCCTGCCGCACGCGACAAGGGGCGTACGCGGCAGCGGCAGCGGAAATCGAGCGGCGGATACATGGTGTTCCAAACCGGGTCAGTGGCGGCATAGACGCGGCCGTGCATTTTACGGTGGCTGTCGCGGGTACGGCTGTCGTTGATGGCGACATATTGCCAATACGGGTGGGTTTCGACCGAGTCCATCATCTCGGCATAGCGTCCGGCCATATAGGCCGAATGCATATTGGTCAGGTAGATGGTTTTCAGGCGGTGCGGCGTGCCGAGTGTGGCCGTCTGAATGTCGCCGGTGTCGGGATTGGCAACCTCCTGTCTGCCCCACCAGCCTTTGCCTTGCAATACGGGTGTGAGTTGGCGATTGAACTCTTCCAAGGTTTCGCCGTTTTCGGCCGCGCGAACCACCGCTTTATAAATGTCGTCGGCCACATTCATACCCGCAGTTTTGGCTACGATAAACGCGGTGGCGTGCGCATCATCCAGCATATCCTGCCAGTCCCAAGATACGTCCACGCCTTTTTGCTTCAGATATTCGACCGCTGCTTCGGGCTGCATACCGAACACGGCTTTGATGTCCTCAGGATTCATGCCAACTCTCCGCGTACTTCGATGCGGCCGACCAAATCGGACAGAAACAACACATGCGCCAGCTCGTTTTGCAGGTCGGCATCATCCATATTCGGAAAGGCTTCGGCCAAGCGGTCGAGAATATTGTCTTGGGTTTCGCCTTTCTGGATTTCACTTACCAAAACCGCCGTCAATGCTTGGCCTTGCGCGTTCAGGCTGCCTGTATCGGGCGCGAGTGTGTCGATGATTAAACCTGCATCGGTGTGGTCATGTTCGGCAAAGTCGGCAGACGCCCTTTTGCTGCGCAGAAACTCACTGCGTTCGTTTTCAGACGGCATCGGCGGGTTTTGAGGCGTTTCGGCAATATCGCCGTCTTCCAAACCGTAGGTGCGTTTCCAATATTGCGCCGTAAACTTCAGCCCTGAATCGGATAAGGTTTTATCACGTTCCGCACGTTCTTTGGTGCCGGCTTCTTCGTTTTCAAAAAGTTCAAACTTGGGCGCAGCCACATCGCCGAAATTCAGCTCTACCACCCATGCAATCAACTGATTGAAGGCACTCTCCACGATGCGGCTGTCGCTGTCGCGGATGTCGGCGGCCACTTCCAAGCCCGCCGCCGCGCTGGCGTGATTGGTGTCTTTGTCGGTGGTTTGGTCTTGGCCGAGCAGCGCGATGTTGATTTCGCTGCGGCAGTAGCGGATGAGTTTGTCGTAGGCATCGACCGACGAAGACTTGCCGCCCGCTTCATGGATTTCCACGCTGGAATCATTCGGAATCGTACCGACCGAGTTTGCGCTTAGGGCTTCGAGCGCGTCTAAGAGTTTTTCTGTGTCATCTAGGGTGTTGCTGCGCGGCTCTTTGCCGATGAGCCACGGCGCACCGTATTTTTCGGTAAACTGCACCCAAAATTTCAGTCCGCCGCGCTTGAAAGTCACCAGCCAAAACACCAAACCCAAATCTCCCAAACCGTATGGATTCAAATAGTCGGCTTCGTGGGTGGGACAGAGAAATTTATACGGCGGCAGCCGCTCTTGCTTGAGGCTGTTTTGCGTATAGACCAACAGGCCGTCTGCATCAAAGCCGAACCATTCCTGCGGTTTGGCCGAAATTTCAGACGGCAGCCATTGCGTATCTTGCGCCCACACTACTTCGATCGGCTGGTAGCCGTACAGCGGCGCGTTGAGTATGTCTTTAATCAGGCGGTACACATCGGTTTCGGTCAGCCAGTTTTCCACAAATTGGCGGACGTGTTCCGGCACATTATCGCCCGTAAGCTGCCAATCCAGCCGCGCAACGGCGGCTTTGCGGCGGCGTACCAGACTGCCGACCAAAGGGTCGCGCAACAATTCGCGGTACACGGAAATCTGTTTACCCATTTTGCGCAAAACCGGGTCGGGATTGGGCAGCCAGCCGTTGAACCCGCCTAAAAACTGGCGCGATACGGCAATATGGACGGCGAGGTCTTCGGGCTTGAAGGTCATGTTGCCGTATTGGGTTTTGAGTTTGAAATGCGGTTTTTTCATCAGGTTCTCTTTTCAGGCAGCCTTAAAAGCCATGTGTGATTCTGCTGCGGCGTTTGATTTTGCGGCTGGCCACGCGCACCGGCCCGGCATTCAGTTCGCGGCTGGCGTAATGCGCCAGAACCAAAGCAATCGCCGCATCGCCGTGGCGTTTTTTACCGTCTGCGCCTTTGGTGCGGGTGTCGGGGATACGCGGTACGCCGCGAACCAGTTCGAAGGCACGCAAATCAGCGAGAATGTCTTCATCGCGCGGCAGGCCGTCGAGTGTGCCGTCTTCCAGTGCGGCCTTAAACGGCGCGGTATGGCTGCGGTACCAGTTTTCAGACAGCATCACGGCCTCCACCACTTCCGCGCCGAACCCGTCGCGCATGGCTTCGGCCAGCGATTGGCCGTTACCTCGTGCGTCCAAGGCTGCGCCGCGCAGGTTGGGCAAGCCGTGCAGCAGGTGTTTCATAATTTGCTCTTGCTGGGCAAACGGCATATTGCCGAGTTCCAGAATAAACGGCGGTTTTAAAATCAGGTCTTTGCTTTGCAATAGCGGCACGATCACGGTGCGGTCGCCGCTGCGGGCGAAGTCTTCGCCGACAAAGGAAACGCGGGCTTTATCCAAACCGTCGAGCAGCGGTTGCAAGGTATCGGCAATCCAGTCGGCCACTTCACGGGCTCGGCGCGGTTCAGGCAACAGGCCAAAATCGTCGGTTTGGTCGTAGCGGATAACGGGTGTGTATGGTGTCATGCGGCTTTCAATCAGCGCACGGTTCAGCCATTTGCCGCCGCCGTTTTTCGGGATGCAGTCCAACTCTTCGGACGCATCTTCGCCGTAAAAATCGCGGATTTCTTTACACCACGCCGCTTCGCCATCGGCTGTCCACTCACGCCCTAAGCGCAGGCAAATGCGTTGGTACAGGCCGTCTGAAACCGCTTCGTCAAAGGTGATGCGGTGGACAGAGTAAGGCTTCTTGCCTGCCCGCACGTCGTTAATCAGCTCGTTAAACGGGTTGTCCACGCCGTCATGGGTGGAAATGATGTGTACCTGACCGCCCCACATCAGCAGAGCCATTGCCGCTTTGAGCAACTCGCCGAGCTGCTCGTGGAACGCTGCCTCGTCAATGATTACACGCCCCTGTTTACCGCGCAGGTTACTTGGGCGGCTGGACAGCGCGGTTACGCGGTAGCCCGAAGCAAAACGGATAACAAAGGCCAAGACGGACTGGCGGTCGTCGCCCTCGACAAATACTTCTTCGGTTTCTTCGATTTCGCCTGCCGCCAGCTGGTAGTGCTTCGCCCAGCACGCACAGTCGCGGATAAACTCCAAGGCCATGTCTTTGTTGTAGCCGATGTACCAAGCGTCCATGCCTTTGGCGGATGCGGCCAGTAATGCGGTATCCGCTGCTTCGCCCCAACTCAAACCGATACGGCGCGATTTTTCGCACAGTTTCACGGGCGACTGGTCGGCACACCAAGCCTGCTGATATGGTAATAAGACCGTGGGTGTACGGTCTTCGCTTGAAATTTGGATTTCATACGGCCTCATGATGCAATACCTAAAATATGCTTGCGGATGGCCTCAACCGACTCTTCCGACAAGCCACCTTTTTTGGCCTGCTTGGCCACGTCTTCGGCTGCCGCCGCCACTTTGGCTTTTACTTTGGCCTGATATTCTTTCAGGCGCGTGCTGGCGGAAATCAAGCCGCTGATTTTCTTTGCGCCTTCGGCCATTACGCCGAAACGGTCGAGCGCGTTAAGCTCCTCGCTATCCATTTCGCCGATTTGCACCAGTGCATCAAACAGCTCGGTTTGCAGCATGGCCATCAACGCTTCGCTGCGGGTGTCGCCTTCGTCGGCTGCGCCTTCGGCAATCAGGCGGGCGGCTTCGGTGCTGGATTTGATGGCGGCGAAGCGGCGCTGTACTTTTTGGCCGTAGCGGTGGGCGGCGGAGCGGCTGATTTCGTAGCCTTGCGCCTGCAGCCATTCGGCAATGGCTTGATAATCCGAAAAGCCGTTTTCAACGAGCTTGCGTTCGAACTCGTGGCGGACGGCTTCAGGGAGTTGGTCTATGGTGCTGCGCTTGGCCATGTCAGCTCCATACCTTTTCGGGGCGGGCGATACCGGGATAACATGCCACCGTATACTCTGCGATGTCCACGCCCAAACTGGTTAAATCGGCGAACCATAGGCCGTGTGGTGCCTTGTTGAGTTCGATCATTTTTCTGTCGGCCAGATAATCGAGCTGCTGACGCAGTTCCAGCGCGGTGGTTTGCGGGTAAATCGCATTCATGATGTCGAGCAAGAAGGTTTCGCAGGTGGTATGCGGCCTTGCTTTATTAAGCGTGTTGATGATGTTCCACCGCATGCCTTCTCGGCGTTGTTTGGCAATCAATTCTTCGCTAATCATTTTCGGGAGCTTTCCATTTTGTAGAGGTCGGTCAGTTTCTCGGCGATGTTGTCGATTTTGGCTTCCAGTACGACTTGGTTGCGGATGTAGTCTTCGCGCAAAACATAGGTCATGGGCAATTGGGCAGAGAACTCGCCAAGCTGTTTTTCCATGCTTTCCACTTTGTTTTGTAGCTTTTCCTGCTGCTTTTGGCGTTCATCTTGCTGAGCCTGAAATTGCGATAACAACATTTTGCCGAAGCCCCAGCACACCCCCAAAAAGGACAACAAAAAACCGACCAGTTGCCAAAATTCGATGCTGATAAAGGTTTTGTTATCCATTTGTTTAAGGCCATCCGTGTTCGAAATATGCTTGGCAGAGTACGCAGCGCGTACATCCGGGGACGGCTTGGCGGCGGGCTTCGGGAATCGGGTCGCCGCAGTCGTCGCATTCGTATTTGCTTCGCAGAAACTCCGCTGACGCTCCGTTTTCAGACGGCCTGCCTGCTTTATAGAGAGCTTCGGCCAAGAATAAGGCTTCGCTTTCAGACGCTTTGTCGGCAATGTCGGTCATTGTTTTACTTCCTCCTCGCTCAACAAACCCGGGAATTTTTTCTTATACCGCCCGATGGCTGCATCCAAACGCCGCTCAACCTCCCGCTCATCCTGCAAAGCGATGGTTGCTCCGCCTATCTTTGAGGAGTAGTGCAGTGCACCATTTGCCTGCCAAATGATCAGACGTTTACCGTATGGCTTCATTTTTTCGACCGTGTACCAATACGGGCACATTTTCTCTTTCATTTTTGCTCTTGACGGTACCATTCCTGCCATCCTTTGACTTGCCAGTCGATGCGCTGGCAGTATGCCCCGTAGCGGACGGCATGATTTAACAGTTGTTCGGGTGAGCCGCCGGTCGGACGCTCGGGGCGTTCGTGAGTGACCAGCAGCTCGGAAGACACGGGCGGCAGCATGGGCTGCTCGACCACTTTAATGATCGGCGTAGCCGAAGGCGCGGTTGTATTCGCGCAGGCTGTCAGGGCCGATACCGCTAAAAGCCTCGCCGTCTTTTTTAATTGCATGAGAGATTTGCTCCTGTAGTTGGGCGGTTTTGACATCCAGCGCACGATTGGCTGCGGCCAGTTTCACGCTTTGTGCCTGAGCGAAGTCGAACCACTTTTGTTTTTCAGCGGCCGCCTCGGCCAGCTTCTCGCTGTATTGCTGTTCGGCTGACAGAGCAGCACCTTGATAAATGCCGATAATTTCGGCTTTTTCTTTTGCTGCCTCTGCTTTGGCCGTACGGATACCGTTGGCACGGCCGGCGAAATACAGAGCCAACACCGCTGCCACCAGCACGACTGTTGAGATTAAAGTTCGCAACACCACGTTATTCGGCCACATCGTTTGTTCCTTTGTTGATTTGTGCTACCTGCGGGATGACCGCCATACCGCGCTTAATTAAGGCGTAACCGCCTACCATGGAGCCGTATGCCCACCATAACCATTCGGGCGTATCGGCGGTTAATACGAATTTGGCCGTCATAACAGCGGCAGCAATATTCGCCCACAGTTTGGTGTGGCTGATATGACCCGTGGCCGGGTTGGTGATCAGGCCGCCAAGCCATTTGAGGATTTTCATTTCAGACGGCCTTTATGCTTCGTTGCTTGAAAATCCGCCCGCCATCTGAATACGCGGCAGCTTATAGCGGCTATCCAGCGGACGGCTGGGCTTGCCTTTATCTGAAGGCCATACATAGGCCGTAGCACGGCTGCGCGGGAACTTGGCAATGCTGACTTTGTTGCCCTGATTGCCGCCCAGCACCATCAAATTACCTTGACTGTCTTGGCCGACGACAAAGCCGACATGGCCGCCGACTTTGCGATCGAAAACCACAATACAGCCGTAAGCAGGATGCGGCAGGCGCGTACCGGCATCCGCCCAAGCTTTGGCACGGTACCAATGTTGAGGCAATCCCCGACCTGCTACGCGGCAACAATGAGCAACGAAGGTGCCGCACCACGGCGTTTCGTCATCGCGCCACCATGCGTTCAGAGTATTCAGCCAATTGATGATTTTAGGGTTGTGTTGTTTGCCGGGAATCTCGGCCAGACCGATGTGGCGGCGGGCTTCCGCTACCCACGGCAGTTCGGTTTGATGATTGAGAGACATAAGAAAAATCCCTGTAACAGTTGTTTCGTTACAGGGATTTTGAAGGGATTTATGCTTTTGGGCTTTTAAACGGGTTTAAAAAATCAATTCGGATATTTGGGTTTCTTTTTATCCATGAGTTTTTGAAACTCTTCTTTCCGGCTTTTAATTAGGTTTCCGGGTAAAAATACAGAGTAAAAAATGGAAATGCAGGCTAAGAATAAATATCCCCGCTCTAGCCAAAAAATTATTTGTCCATTTTTATATTCTTCTTTATGAGCTAACAATATAACAAGAAAAACACAAACCAATACTGCCAGATAAGTGTAAAAGAGCATAGAATGTTTGATATATCTTTGTTCTTGTACGCCTTCACGGATTTGAATTTGCCGCCAATTTGCATCTTCATCAAACCGCATATCGCTAAATAACGTCATAATAGCAATCAGAAAACCAGCTAAGATGGCAAATACGTTAATAATTAAATCAACAGCTTTCTCATTTCCATGAACAAAAGGCTGCCCTTTCCATGCTAAAAATGCTGATATACAAGCAATCAGCACAAAACGTAGTAAGGGCAGGTATTTTTTCATTGTTCAGTTAATTTTCTGCTTTGGAGCTCTAGAAAATATTCACTAATTGCTGTAAATGCTGAGTTAGGGAGCAAAGAGTTGGCTTCATCATATCGTTCTATTCTAACAGACTTAGACAATTTCACATCAGCTGGTTTTATAATTTCACCTTGTTGCGTGGTAATAGAAAAGCCTTGATTGACCGTTTCATCATCAATAATTTCCTCTGCCTGTTCCTGCATTAGCGATTGCGCTTCGTTACTGGCTCTTGAATTACCGTTTAATAAGATCTCTAAATTGATATGAATTTCGGATTGAGCTTCCAATTCTTCATCGCTCAATTCGCTTCTAAATACATTGCCAACTTTGGAGAATGCTTTGGCAATCGTTGAACGGCTGTTTTGATACAGTCTGTCTATGGACAATTGATATGCTGAAGCGTCTAAAAGAATACTTTTGACTCCATGTTGCTGTATCAATGCTAAAGTATTGCAATTGCCTACTGCTTTGAATTGAATATCAAAGTGAACGATATCAGCACTTTCTGCTCCCAATCTATTACTTAGAAAACTTAAATAAGAAGCAACTGCTGATGCCTGTAAAAAACCATGCCCGCAAAAAATCACATGGTGTCTGAAAATATACAAAAAAGCTTCTTTGCGCAAAAAAGAATACCCATTCGGTGGGGCTTGGGTACCACCATGATCATCTTGCTGCTCAGGCCTATTACTCATGGTACGGATATGTTCATCTTTTGTGCCGCTGCCGATGTGTATCAGCAATCCACCAATTGAATTGCCTTCTACATTTTGAGGATTCATATTTCTATGCATTATTTGTGTAAGTTGGCCGTATTGTTCAATTTGTGTTTCTTGAACAGTAGGCGCAGCTAATAAAATTGTTCTTAAAGCTGCCTCCAAATCAAATAGATCATGGTCTTGCTGCGCACGTAAATAATGAATAGTTTTAGTAGTTTTCTTAGCCACTTCCAATGTTCCTTTTAAATTTTTTAGAAAACTGTTTATTTCAATGCCTCAATTAGCTGCTTTCTGTTATTGTCTTTATAGTATTTTGAGCTAAGAAAATCCATACAGCAATTGCAGCAGGAAAAGAAGCTAAAAATAAGAACATTACTATCTGTGTTCCCTAATAGAATTTAGCAGCGAGCACCAGTTAGTAATGAATGAAAATATATCATAAATTATTACATAGTTCAGCAACGATAGGATTTTTAAACCCGTTTAAAAGTCAATTCAATACCCATTCTTTAATATTACGTATAAAGTTAATTTAGGAATTGAGGTGTTTGAAATCAACCTAGACGACCAAGAACTAAAACACGGTCTTGGTCAATTATTGAAAAACGCCGCGAACAGCCGTCCCATGATGCGTGCCATCGCCACCGAAATGGTATCCATGACGGAAGAGAATTTTGAGCGTGAAAGCTGGGGTGATAAAAAATGGGACGACTCCGCCCGGTCTTTGTCGGAACTATTGGATTCTAAACGCAAACAAAAAGGTAAAACTTTGCAGCTGAGCGGCCAGCTTGCGGCCAGTATCAGTACCAAAGTCGGCAACAGTTTCGCCCGTATCGGCAGCAATAAACCTTATGCAGCAATCCATCATCTCGGCGGACAAACAAAAGCGCATGAAATCCGTCCGCGTAATAAAAAATCACTGGCATTTGTTAAAGGGGGAGATAACGTAAATGTGAAATCGGTTCGACATCCCGGCAGTAAGATTCCCGAACGTGCGTTTTTACCCATTGACGGTAAAGGAAGTTTGCAATCCGGAGCGGAGCAAAGGCTGCTGGATATAGCTTTGGAAGCATTGAAAAAAGGAATTTGATTTTTGCAACGGCTGTTGAGTATCGGAGCTTCTTGAAAGCCGGAGTACCTTTCAGCTTTAGGCCGTCTGAAAATTTTCAGACGGCCTTTTTTTATTTTTCAAACAGTTCTTTACCGATTGATTGGTAATCCACTTCTTTTTCAGTCATATTTACCGTATCTGCATATGCTTCTACCAAAGAAAACACACCAGCTTGACTTAGATAATGTACTTTTACTGCCTGTGCCAATGCAAAATCCAAAGGCTTGGGAATTTCGATATTGTTCTGGGCGGCTGCTTCTTTAACGATTTCTTCCGCTCGTTCTGCCCATTTATTTTGTTGTTCGTAATCAAACATCTTCAATCTCCTAAAGAAACTTATTCATTTTTTTCAATTGTTCTAGGTATACGCCCAGCGGCTTGCTTTACATTATCCAAAACTCCCGCATAAGGAGAATCTGTATGTTTATAAGCCATACCTTCTGCACACATCAATAAACTGTCTTTTGCCCGACCACCCATGACACGGAACAATCGAATTAGGTGTTTTTCTTCTTCCGAAAGTGTGTCTGGCTCCAAAAACGCAGTGGCAAAAGCCGGAATACCACCTTCCCGATCGCTGTTCGCAAAGTCTTTTGAGGATATGCCTGTATAAATGTAGTCCCAATCAACAGTAATGTTTTGTTTACTTGAAAAAGCTCTGAGTTCAGTTTCTGGGAAATAGAGTTGTTTTCGTTTTCTGCTAAAAGTCTTGGGATTAATTCCAATCAATTCAGCAAAATCCTTATCACTTGATACCCCAATTATCTCTTTTGCACGATTTAATTTTCTTTCGTAATCAACAGCTTGATTATTTTGCATCAGCAACACCTTGAAAAATCTCATTTTGAGATTAAAATATCAACAAATAGAGATTTAGTATTATTAATCATGTTTAATTATACCACAGCAAGGAGTTTGAAATGGCGCTAACTGGCGAACAAGTAAAGGAAAAATTTATTAAAGAGGGACGCACCTTCTCATCTTGGGCCAAAGAACATGGGTTTAGGCCAAATGAAGTGTACCAAGTCGTTAACGGGGTAAGTAAAGCTAAATATGGCCGTAAGCATGATATTGCTAAAGCTCTGGGTATGAAATAGGAGTAACAAGATGGCGAGCAGTAAAGGACAGCGGCTCTTGAAGGTTCTGAAAGCCTTAAAAGGCCATAGTTTTACAGGTGTCAGCAATAAGGAACTGGCCGATGCTTTGGATATGAAGCCGACACAAGTCAGCCGGGATTTGGAAGACTTGATGGCTGAAGGCTTGGTGATGAAGCTTGATAACGGGCGCTTTGCCCATTCGGTACAAATGCTGCAAATCGCACAAGCATACAGTAATCAGGTGGCACGATTGCAAGCGCAGATTAATGAAACCAACCAGCGGATAGCCGCCGGCTCTATGGAGTAAATAAAAATGAACGATTGGGTAAAACAATTTGTAGCGGAAACCGAAGCTGCCGCAGAAAGAGAAATATGCAAACGCGAACTGTTAGTGCATTACGCGCTGATGGTCGAGCAACAGGTCATTATTGGCAACGTGCTGGCGGATAAATCGGATAACGCTTCAGACGGCCTTTTAAGCGAGGAAACTGAAAAAAGATGCCTGAAAGCGGCGTTTATTGTGCAGGCATTCAAATCGCAAGGAAAAGATGAAGATGAGGCATTGATTGAGGCAGCAAAAGTTATGTTTGCTTGTGAAACGGAGTAATGAAAATGGATAAAACCGAATTGACTGTGAGTGAAATGCAAAATGCGGTGGCTTTGACGACTAAGAACCTGACCTTTGAAAAGGCGAAGGTTTTAGAGCAAGTAGGAGCTATCAAGATGGCAGCCTTAACTCGAAGATTCGCATCTGTTGCGGAAATTGAATTACTCGCAGAGCTAAAATTTAGTAAAAAATATAAAGACTTGCCAATAACAGACGTTAAGGGAAACTCGAATTATGTTACGACTTGGGAGCAATTCTGCAATGCCATCGGCAGCAGTGTGGAAACCATAGATAACAATATTCGTAATTACCAGCGATTAGGTTCTGAGTTCTTTGAATATGCCCAAAATGCGGGCATCCCGCAACGGACATTGGCGCAGATTGGCAGGTTGCCGGAAGCTGAACGCGAGTTGGTGATTGAGATGGCGCAAAAAGAAGAAACCACCAAAGACGCAGTATTGCAAGTTCTAGAACAGGTCATGGCCAAGCACGCAGCCGAAAAAGAACAGGCTGCGGCTGAAAAGGCGGAGCTGGAAAGCCAAGTGCAAGATTTACAGGAAACCGCCGCTGCTAAAGACAGGGTTATCCAAGAAAGAGGCAAAAAGGTAGACGAGCTGGCGGAAAAACTGGCCAAGAAGCAGGTTAAAGAGCCGAAGCCGCAGGATGTGGCCAGCGAGCTGACCATGCGCTTGAGTACGGCGGTAATCGGTGTGCGCTCGGATATCAGCCGCCTGCGCGATTTGTTTGGGCAATTGGTTGCCCACGGCGAAGCGCACGGCTTTGACCACCGCGCACAGATGGTTGGCAGTATCAATCAGGTGATACGGGATGCGGAAATGCTGCGCGAGCTGTTTGCCCTGCCCGAAGAAGCACCTACGGACGAAGTGCCGGAATGGTTGAAGGATTATGAACCTGCGCAAGGCAACGGAGATTAATCATGAATGCGGCAATGACGGAGCGTTTAAGTGAAATCGCCCGCGAAGCCGAAAAGTGCGGGCGCGGCGGCAAGACGGCCTATTTGAAAGAGCAGGCTGAAGCGTTGGGCATCAGCTTGGCAACGTTGCACCGGAAATTGGGTGAGGTGGTATTGAAGCCGACCCGCAAACGCCGCGCCGATGCAGGGAAATCGGCTTTGAGCTACGAAGAGGCGCAGGCCATTAGCACTTTGGTAATGGAAACGATGCGTAAAAACGGCAAACGGCTCACTACGGTATCGGCAGCGGTAGAAATGTTGAGAGCCAACGGCGAGATTGCCGCCGAGAAGGTGGATGAAGCCACCGGCGAAGTAAGCAAACTTTCAGACAGCACCATTGTGCGGGCATTGCGGGAATACAAGCTGCACCCCGACCAGTTGTTACAGCCGGAGCCGGTGACGCGGATGAAATCGGAACACCCCAACCAATGGTGGCAGATCGACCCGAGCTTGTGTGTGCTCTACTACCTGCCGCGCAACGGCAAAGATACGGGCTTGCGGGTAGCCGGTTATGAAGAGTTTTACAAAAACAAGCCCGGTAATCTGAAAAAAATCGAGCTGGACAGGGTGTGGCGTTATACCGGCACCGACCATACCAGCGGCACCATCTGCGTGCGCTACTACTTTGGCGGCGAGACATCGGCTAATTTGTGTGATTTTTTCATCTACATGATGCAGGCCAAACAGGACATAGCCAAAGACCCTTTCCGGGGCGTGCCGAAAAACGTGATGCTCGACCCGGGCAGCGCGAATACCTCGGCAGCATTTAAAAACCTCTGCAAAGCGCTGGATGTGCATGTGCAGATTAACAAGCCCGGCAATCCGAGAGCCAAAGGGCAAGTGGAAAAAGCCAACGACATCGTAGAAACGGCGTTTGAAAGCAGCTTGAAACTGGTGGAAGTGGAAAGCATTGACGAGCTTAACGGCTTGGCCGAACGCTGGATGCGCTACTACAACGGCACCAAAGAACACAGCCGCCACGGTATGACGCGCTACCAAGCATGGAACAAAATCAAGGCCGAGCAGCTTATCCTGCCGCCGCCTGCAGAATATTGCAGAGAGTTGGCCATCAGCGCACCGAAAGAAGCGAAAGTGTCGCCCGAATTGGAAATCCGCTTCGGCGGCCGCTATTACAGCGTGAAAGAGATACCGGGTGTTTTGGTGGGGCAAAAGCTTTTGGTTGCCAAAAACCCCTGGGATAAAACCGGTGCCCGAGTGGCGACATGGGATGCGGAAGGCAACGAGGTATGGCAGGCGGTAACGGCCATAGAGTTTGACGATTACGGCTTCCGCGAGGATGCGGCGCTGATGGGCGCGGAATACAAACCAGCCGCCGACACGCCCGCCCAGCAAGCCAAGAAGGCGCAAGAGAAGCTGGCGATGGATGCGGACACGCTGGAAGAAGCCGCCGCCAAACGCAAGGCGAAAGCCTTACCCTTCGGGGGACGTATCGACCCCTACAAACACCAAGAGGAGACCTTGGCCGCCAGCAACACACTTTATATGCCAAAGCAGGGGCGGCAAATGGAATACAACACGATGGAGGTGCGCGAACAGGTGCTATCCAAAGTGGAGATTGCCAAGCTGCTGAAACCGCGTATCGAGGCTGCGGGCGGAGAGTGGAAACAGGCGGTGCAGCTTTTGCAGAAGCTCTACCCCGACGGGGTGGAAGCCGGAAAACTGGATGAGGTTTACGAGCGCCTGACTACGGCAGGCAAGTTGAAATTGGTGAAAACAGGATAAGGAGATGAAAGAAGCATTTAAACGACTCGGCAAATCGTATACCGCTGCTGCCGCTGAAATCGGATGCAGCAAAACCGCTTTAGTGAATGCGGTGGTACACGGCAAATGGCCGAAAAAAGACGCAGACCGGCTGCGTGAGAAGTTAAGACAGTATTTTGAAACAAATGGTGCGGATATTCCTGCTGGCCTGAGAAACCCGGAAACCGCACCTGCCCACCCTAATGAAAGCGAGGACAAAGAGATGTTATTACGAAAAGCCACATTAACACAAGCCGCCAAGCAGCATTTCGGCTTACCGCGCGACCCGTTTAACGACGAAATCCGCGAAGCTGCCGACGTATTTTTAACGCCCGATGTGCGTTATGTGCGCGAGGCAATGTTTCAGACGGCCTGCCACGGCGGTTTTGTGGCGGTGGTCGGCGAAAGCGGCGCGGGCAAATCGACTTTGCGCGAAGACCTGCAAGACCGCATCAACCGCGAAGGCAAACAGATCATCATGATCGAGCCTTATGTGTTGGCAATGGAAGACAACGACATCAAGGGCAAAACCCTGAAAGCCGCGCATATTGCCGCTGCGATTTTGGAAGCCGTTGCCCCGGGCGTGAAGCCCTACCGCGACGCCGAGGCGCGATTCCGCCAAGTGCATCGGGCTTTGCAGGAAAGCGCACGCGCAGGCAACAAGCATGTGCTGATAATCGAGGAAGCCCACGGCATGCCGGTGCCGACGCTTAAACACCTGAAACGCTTTTTTGAGTTGAAAAACGGCTTTGAACGACTGCTCGGTATCGTATTAATCGGCCAAACAGAGCTGGCGCAAAAACTGGCGGAAAACAACCCGAACGTGCGCGAAGTGGTGCAACGCTGCGAAGTGGTGACCCTGTTGCCGCTGACCGACGGCAAGCTGGCGGGCTACCTGAAACACAAGTTTGAGCGCGCCGGCGTCGATATCGCCAAAGTGATGGACGACAGCGCCATCGATGCGGTGGCCGAGCGCCTGATGGTCAAGAGCCGCACGGCCAAAGGCACGGCGGAGCACAGCCTGCTCTACCCGCTGGCCGTCAACAATTTGGTGAGCGCGGCCATGAACCAAGCGGCCGAGCTGGGGTTTGATGTGGTAGATGCAGATGTGGTTAAGGGGGTGTGAGATGGCGGATTTCGTTGAAAAAACAGTTTTCGGGCTGGCAATCGCACTGGTGCTCGGCTGCCAAAGCAAGGCAGACGACCAGCCTTACAGCCCGCCGCCAGCTCAGTATGCGGCATCTGAATACCGGGGCAGCGACGACACCGACGCTCTGATGGCCGCCAAGCAGCGCGAAGCCGACGATGCGGTGCGCGAGATGCTTAAAGCCTACGAGCAGGAGGATTTTGATTTTGTGCGCGGCGATGCGGAGGCATACAGATGAAAAAACGATTACTCGAATTGATGCAGTATCCGTGCTCCGCCGCGTTTTTGGCCGATGTGATGCGTGTTGACGAAGCAGCAGTGAAAGCCGAGCTAGTCAAGCTGGAGCGCACGGGCAAAATCAAAAAGACCGTGGTTTACACCGTTACAAACAGAGACAGAGAAGGGGAAGAACAATGTGCCGCATAGAATGGGATTACAGCAATATCAAAGCCAAAGTGAGTCGGGACTACAAAGGAAGTTTGTGGTGCACACTTAGCACCGTGCGCGATGAATTTATCCTGACAATGGTATCGGGTAATCCTGAAGAAGATGAGACATCAATTGTTCAGACGGCCTTGAGGCTGTTAAGCGTGAGCGATATGCAGTTGGCCAATCGGGAGGCCGTCTGAAATGAAAGTGAAATGCCCCAGCTGCGGGGCAAGTATGAGCCTTGATGTGCTGGTTGCACATGATGAAGCCCGCAATGCTTTAGTGGAGCTTACCGGCATATCAGACGAGCTGGTGAGAGCCTGTTTGAAATACCTGACTTTGTTCAGGCCGTCTGAAAAAGATTTGACCTTCGCCCGCGTTTCCAAGCTCATAGGTGGAATTGCTCCGATGATTCGGGCGGGCGAAATCAGCCGCAACAGGCGAGCCTACCCCGCGCCCCGCGAGGCTTGGATTTGGGCATTTGGCCGCTGCCTCGAAGCCCGCGATATGGGCAAGTTGCAAACCCCGCTGACCAGCCACGGGTTTTTATTGGAAAACATCACGTTTTGGACACCTGATAAAACGGCGGGCATGGCGGTGCCGATGCCGTTAAGCGGGGATCGCCCCGCGCCCGAAAGCAAGCTCAGACAAGGCGTGGGCGATTTGATGGAGTGGGCAAATGGAGAAGGAGGTTGATTGGCTGAAAAAGGAAATCGGCGCGGGCTTTGCGCTGCTCTCGGCCTTGAATTTGAAAGGACGTCCGGCCGCGTCCGATTTGAAGGCAGTAGCTCAAATATGGTACGGCCTTCTGATCAGGGAGGAATGGCAGCCGCAACGCGATACTCCCCGCATCAGGGAGGCGTTTCAAAGCATCGCGGCCACATCGACGGAATGGCCGAATCCTGCGGATTTAAAGCGGCACCTGCCCGAGCCTGAAGTAAAGATGGTGCCGAGAATAGAAAAGAAGCACAAACCGACGGAATACGGCAGAGCCATGTTGAAGGAAATTGAAGGCCGTCTGAAAGATGCTCCGGTAATGAACCGCGACTGGATACACGGCCCCCGCCACCGCACGGTGGGAGAATGTAAACAGATTTACGCCGCAAGGCAGAAAGGCAAGAAAGATGAAAAAAATTGAAGATGGTTTGGCAGATTTGCTGCTGGAATTTGTTACGGAATATTTTGTAGAGTTTGAAAGATATGCCGCTGTAAACGGTTTTGATGATGAGATGGTTATGGATGCTGTAAATGCTCTGAAGGGAGAAGAAAATGACTGATTTAAGCCAATACCGCAAAGATGCCAAAGGCAATTTGGTGCCGGTGGCCAATATCCGCGAAATCGACCTGCTCCGTGACGAGCTGGTGATGGAGTTGGCAGGCAAGGCAGCCGAAGTGCAACAACACATCTCGGATTTCAAACGCGAGGCAATGGACGATATTGCCGCATTCGTACAGCTTTCCGCAGACCGCTACGATGTAAAAGTGGGCGGCAAGAAAGGCAACATCAGCCTGCACAGCTTCGACGGCTCGTACCGCGTGCAACTGGCGATGCAGGATACTTTGGTCTTCGATGAAGGCTTGATTGCGGCCAAAGCCCTGATTGACGAGTGTATCAACGAGTGGACGGAAGGCAGCCGCACCGAACTTAAAACGCTGATTAATGCTGCGTTTCAGGTGGATAAGGAAGGCAATATCAGCACCGCCCGCGTACTCGACCTGCGCCGCATGCAAATCAGCGACGACAAGTGGAAACGTGCAATGGACGCACTCTCGGACAGCCTGAAAGTGCATATCAGCAAGCCGTTTGTACGGGTGTACCGCCGCGACGATGCGGGCGATTATCAGTTGGTTAACTTGGATATTGCGAAGGTGTGATGATGGAAATTTTGATTAGGATTGAAGATAAACCGGAAAATCCAATGGAAGTAGTGGTAACACATGAAGGAATGGAGTACCCCCCTGAAAAATTCAGTATGGCTTATCTGATTGGGCAGGGAATGATAGAAAGTGTGCCCCAAGTAGTAGAAACACTAAAAGCAAAGGTTTTAGATAGATTGATGGAAGAGATTTCCTAAACCGAAAAACCAATAATTTACCAACCCGCGCGGCACGGTTTGCCGCAAATCAACCAACAGGAGTAAAACATGAATAAATCCGAGTTAATCCAAGCCATTGCTGACGAAACCGAGCTGCATAAAAATGATGTGGCTGTATTCTTAGACGGCTTTGTTGAAGTCGTGAAGCAAGAACTGAAAGACGGTAACGACATCACGCTGGTAGGTTTCGGCACTTTTACCGTCGCCGACAAACCGGAACGCCAAGGCCGCAATCCCAAAACCGGCGAGCCGCTGACCATCGCAGCACACAAGACCCCTAAATTCAAGCCCGGCAAGGCGCTGAAGGATGCGGTCAATTAAAGCCGAAGCCTTTTATTCAGGCCGTCTGAATTTTACAGACGGTCTCTGTAAACGGTTACGGAAAAAAACAAAATGAAAGAAACCAAAGCACAGAAGAAGGCACGGCTGATTAAGCTTATCCATGTGGCCAAAGGCCAACTGATGATGGATGACGCGGCATACCGCACTTTGTTGGCCAATGCCTCGCGCGGCAAGACCAGCAGCAAGGCTTTGTCGGTCGATGAATTGGAGTGGGTGCTGCGGCAATTGAAGGCGCAAGGTTTTGTAGTTACCACCAAAGCGCAAGGCAAACAGGCTAAGCCGGATATACCGGTACATGATGCACATGTTGCGGTGGATGCGCAGATTAAAAAAATCAGGGCATTGTGGCTTGAGCTGCACAAGCTCGGCGTGGTGCGTAATTCCTCCGAGCTGGCGTTGGCCAAGTTTGTAAAGCGTATGACAGGGGTGGATTATCAAAATTGGTTAGATGTAGATAACGCATCAAAAGTGATTGAGCATTTAAAGGAATGGAAAAAACGGGTTGAAAACGGAGGTAAATAATGGCTGATGCACGAATACCGGAATTGCTGTCGGACTTGGCGGCAAAAGTGAGCGAGGAAGTATTGCAGCGCGGAGTGGATAAAGCGGCGGCCAAAGCGGTGGGCGACAGTGTGGCCAAGCGCATGGCCCGCGAATGGGGCGGACAAAACATTTATATCCCGCAAGGTATCTTGTGGGGCATAGACGAACGTGATCTGGAGATTTTTGAAAAATTCGACGGTACCAACCAACGGGAGCTGGCGAAAGAATACGGGTTTTCGGAGCAATGGATTTACCGCATCGTCGAGCGCGTGCGGCAAGCCAAAATCAAAGAAAACCAAGCGGATTTATTCAGCGGCTGCGGTTGATAATCTGCTGTCTAATTAAATATAGCGGTCAAATCGGTTTTGACCGCTTTTTTACGCCGTTTCGGCATGTGGTCGGGGGTTTGCCTGTCTGAAAGGTAAAATGCGCTTAAAACGCGTTTTTGGCGGTATTTTCAGACGGCCTTTGGAATCGTGATTTTTAAACCCGTTTAAAAGATTTGAAATCGGCCTCAAGCGACAATCCCTGCAACAGCAAATGCAGGGATTTTTTTATGGCTTACGAGATTTTCCGAGCGGGCACGCACACCGACAACAACGGCAACAAGGTCACCATTACGGCTGCCGACCTTGCCGAGGCGGCGGCGTGTTACGACCCTCAGCTGCACGAAGCACCGGTAGTGGTCGGCCACCCTAAAACCGACGACCCCGCCTACGGATGGGTGGGTGGTTTAACCGTTTCAGACGGCGTGCTGTCTGCGGATTTTGCCCAAGTGGACGACGCTTTTGCCGGTTTGGTTAAGGCAGGCCGCTACAAAAAAGTATCGGCCAGCTTTTATCCGCCCGGCAGCCCCAGCAATCCCGTACCGGGTAAATGGTATGTGCGCCATGTGGGCTTTTTGGGCGCGCAACCGCCTGCGGTTAAAGGTTTGGCTCCCATCAATTTTGCCGACGGCGAGCAGTTTGTCGAGTTTTCGGAGGTTGCCCACCGCCGCGCGGCATCGATTTTCCGGCGGCTGCGCGACTGGCTGATCGAGCAGTACGACATCGCCACTGCCGACAAGGTCGTTTCCGATTGGGAAATCCGCGACATTGAAGAAACCGCTGCGTGGGGCAATCCGCCCGAATCATTATCCCCGGCATTTGCCGACCCTCAACCCCAACCCAACCCCGAAACCCAAACCCATGAATCGATTAAGGAGACCGATATGGCGACCGAAGAACAACTGGCGGCCGAAAAGGCAGCCCGTGAAAAAGCCGAGGCTGACGCCGCTCAAGCCAAGGCGGAGCTGAAAAAGCTGCAAGACGAGCAGAAAAAAGATCTGCGCGAGGGCAAGCACCAACAAAACACCGAATTTGCCGAAAGCTTAGTGAAAGATGGCCGTCTGAAACCGGCTGATAAAGAGCTGGTGATCAAGGTATTGGATTTTGCCGATTACCCTGAACAAACCAGTGTGGATTTCGGTGAAGGCGGCACCATCGGTGAAGCATTACGCCAATTTCTGCGCGGTTTGCCGGAAGTATTGCCAAGCGGCCACCATGCCAAAGGTACTGCGCCGGCAGCCACCGGCGGCCTGTCTGCCGATTTTGCCGAAGCGGCCAATCCTGATGCGCTGAGCCATCACGAACGTGCAGTGGCATTGGCAGCCAAAGTAGGCATCACCTACGAAGAAGCGGCACGCCGTACCGTCGCATAACCCATCGCATTTAAAAAGGAAAAAACATGAGCGCTCATTTGCGTAAATTGCGCGGTCAAATCGACCCCGTCTTAACCAATCTGGCGGTCGGCTACAAAAATGCCGAGTTTGTCGCCGAAAAGATTTTCCCGCAGGTTTATACCGATGCGGAAGGCGTGCAAGTACCGGTGTTTGGCAAAGGCTCTTTCGTCGAATACGACACCAAACGTGCCGTCGGTGCGGCATCTAACGTGATTACTTTGGATTCGCCGAACTATTTGCCGGTGGTGCTGGAAGAACATGACTTATCCGCCGGTGTGGATTACCGCGAAAAAGCGGAATCGAAGTTTGACGAGCAGGCTAAGGCGACCCGCCGTGCGACCAAAGGCGTGCAACTGCGCCAAGAAATCGAAACGGCCACCTTGTTGCAAAACAAATCGGTTTACCAGTCCGGCCACAGCAAAGATTTAGCCTCGGCTACGCAATGGTCGGCGGACAGTTCCAATCCGCTGATGGACATTGAAACTGCCCGTGAAACAGTGCGAGCAGCCTGTGGCGTACGTCCGGGCGTGTTGGTTGTAGGTGCCAGCGTATTGTCTGCTCTGAAACGCCACCCAGAACTGATTAAAGCATTAGGTGCGAATGAACGTAAAACCTTGCTGACGGTTGATCAGCTGAAAAACCTGCTTGAGTTGGACGACATCATTGTCGGCCAAGCGGTATCTGCTCCGGCTGCAAACAAAGCAACCAAAGACGTTTGGGGTAAATTCGCCAGCCTGATTGTGCGCCCGCCATTGGTTTCAGACGGCAATGACGAGGGCGAACCGGCCTTCGGCTACACGTTCCGCCGTCGCGGTATGCCCTTAGTCGACCGCTACGATGAAGTCGGCGGAAAAGTCGAATATGCCCGCTATACAGACATCCGCAAAGCGGCGGTAGTAGGCAGTGCGTGCGGTTTCTTGTTTGAAAACGCAGTGGCTTAACGATTAAAGGCCGTCTGTTTTCAGACGGCCTAGGAGAAAAATATGAGCTTAAAGATTACATCTCAAGAAATCGAAAGCAAGATTGATAAGGTTGATTATCACCGTGTGGGTGAGACAACTGCAATTGTTTGCTCGTTGACTTTGAAATCAGGTTTTGTGGTGATTGGTAAGGCAGCTTGTATCAGCCACGATATTTTTGATGATCAGGTGGGCCGTGAATTGGCGTTACAGGATGCTATGAACCGCCTGTGGGAATTGGAAGCTTATCGTGTGAAAGAAAATGCAGTTATGCAGAAAGCAGAGGTTTAAATGGCTCAAACCAAACAAGTGGTGTTGGTCACCACCATTACAGCGACAGGCGAGATTGTGAAAGACCGCTTTGTCAATTTTGCAGGCACCCAAGCCAAGGCCGGTGAAGCCGTGTTGGGTGTGGCTCCGTACGATGTATCTAACGGCGATATCGCGGCGGTTGACGTAGTCGGTATTGCGGTGGTTGAGGCCGGTGGCGAAATTGTGGCCGGCGCGGAAGTCGGGGCAGATGCTCAAGGCTGCGCGGTTACCGGGGCGGGCAAGATTGCCGGTACTGCCCTCACGGCAGCGTCCGGTGCGGGTGAAACCATCCGCGTACTGTTGAAAGGTTAATCATGGCTAAAGTCTATATCGCAAACACGCCCTTGATCCTGGAGGATGATAGCGGCAAGCAGTACCGCGTGGAAGCTGGCGAAGTTGTCGAGCTGACACCTGAGCAATACGAATCAGTGGCCGCGCATGTGACTGCAACATTGACCACCGGGGAAGAACTGGATGCCCAACAGGCAGAAGCTCAAGAGCAAATGCCGTCTGATCCCGCATCTGTCGACGCTACACAGCTCAATCCAGCGACCGAACCTGAAGTAAAACCCAAAACGCAACGCAAAACAAAGGTGGGCGAGTAATGTACATCGACGCCGAAAACATGTTTAAAGCGATGAGTAAAGCGGAATTGGTGCAGCTTACAAACGACGAGCCGCGTGCCACTGAACCGGACATGGAGGTAGTGGATGAAGCCATCCGCTACGCCTGCGATTTGGTCGACGGCTACCTGCGCGGCCGCTATCTGCTGCCGCTCAAGTCGGTGCCGACGGTGTTGCCGCCGTTGTGTATCAACATTGCCCGCCATTTTTTGCACTCGCGTCGCATTAATCGTGCGGATTTCCCGAAAACGCTGGAGACGGCTTACAGCTCGACCCTAAAGACCCTGGAGTCTATCCGCGACGGCAAAATCCATATCGGCGTTGATACTTTGGACAAACAGGCGCAGCCCGAACCGGGGGCGTATCACACGCGCGGCGGCTCGCGCATTGACATGACGGGATACTGACATGAGTGCGACACGCCCGGTTATTGACGCGGTAGTCGAGCATTTGCAGGTGGCCATTCCGTGGGTCATCGTGGAAGCGTTTCCGGAGCGGCCGTCTGAATACCAATTTATCCACCCTGCAGGCGCGATTTTAGTCGGCTACGGCGGCAGTAAGTTCACGGCTTTGGAGCATTTGGGCAGTATTGCCCAGCAACGCGATATCACTTTGGTGTTAACCGTTATCGGCAGCAACCTGCACGGCGATGACGGTACGCTGGCCATTTTGGATGAAACACGCTTGGCCATTGTCGGTTTTCGGCCGCCAAACTGTCTGCCCTGCCATTTGATGCAAGAGCGTTTCCTAAATGAAGATGCAGGTGCGTGGCATTACGAATTGACGGTACAGACAGAGACCCAGCAGGTGCAGGTGTATAAGCCCGATGGCAATCCTTTGTTTATCCAAGCCCGCTACCGCCGCGAAGGTAACCCCCTCGACCCCGATTTAAAAACCAATCCAAAATCAAATAAGGAGTAAATATATGGCAGCAGCCTTCCACCACGGCACGGAGACCATCAAAATCGATGGCGGATCGGTGCCAGTTTATACCGTTGATGGTGCGATTACAGCCATCATCGGTACCTCCCCTGTCGGCCCTGTAAACGAGCTGACCGTGTGCCAAACCAAAAAAGACTTTGGCAAATTTGGCGGAGAACTGACGGGTGCAGGTTTTACCTTGCCTGATGCGGCTCATATCTGGACACGCTACGGTAGCGGTGTGGCTTATGTGGTCAACGTTTGTGATCCGGCCAAACACAAATCAACCGTAAATAACGAAGTATTGGTCGTAAACTCGGATACTTTAACTGCACGCACAGCCAAGCCGGCGCTACACGCAGGTTATACGCTTGTTGACGGCAGCAGCCCGCTGACAGAGGGTACGGACTACAGCATCAATACACTGACTGGTGATATTGTGTATAAAACCAAACCGGTCGCCCCGAAGATTACCTATACCCATACCGATCCTAGCAAAGTGACTGAAGCCGACATCATCGGTGCTTATGTGGCTGCGACTGGCAAGCGTACCGGTATGGAGCTGGTTACCGAAGGCTTCAACCGTTTCGGTGCCGACGCCAAAATCATTATCGTGCCCGGGTATGACAAAACCGCTACTTGTGCGGCGGCTATGATTACTTTAGCCGATAAGCTCGGCGCAATTGCTTATATCAACGCCCCACAAGGCACATCGCTAAGTAAGGCATTGGAAGGCCGTGGCCCGAGCGGGGCAATTAATTTCAATACTTCCAGCGACCGAGCCCAGCTCTTCTTCCCGCATGTGTTGGGGCAACTTGGCGTGGAAAGCTTGGCAACCCACGCAGCAGGTTTGCGTATGAAAACTGATGTGGAAAACGGCTATTGGTTCAGCATTTCCAATCGCAAGTTACTGGGCGTAACCGGCGTGGAAATCGGTTTAACCGCCCGCGCCGATGACCCGCAAAGTGAAACCAACCGCCTTAATGAGAAGGGCATCACCACCGTATTCAACAGCTACGGCACGGGCTATCGGATGTGGGGCAACCGCTTGGCCTGCTTCCCCACTGTCAGCCACATCAAAAACTTTGAAACCGCGCAGCGCACCGGCGATTTGATTGACGAGAGCATCCGCCGCGCCGAGCTGCAATACATTGACCGACCGATTGACGATGCCCTGCTCGACAGCCTGGTGGAAACAGTGCGCACCTATCTGGGTACGCTGCGCTCCATCGTCGGTTTCAACGTGGGCTTGGATTACGACTACGACTTGGCAGATGCGTTTTCCAAAGGGCAAGTACCGATTGTGTATGACTACACGCCCAAGCTACCTGCCGAGCGCATCACCAATACCAGCGTGATGACGCGCAAATATCTAGTTAATCTGGCCGGCACGAATTAAGGCGGCCTGAAAGGAAAACAACATGAGCCAAATTAATGCGATTTACAATGCCAACGTCTATATCGACGGCAACAGCCTCTTGGGCAAGGCTGCCGAATTCAAGCTGCCTGAAATGGAAATCGGGCAGGACGAATTCAAAGGACTGGGCTTGGCCGGCACCATCAAACTGCCCAACGGTGTGGAAGCCCTCGAAGGCGAAATCACTTGGAACAGCTTTTATCCCGACGTGGCCAAACGCGCCGCCCATCCGTTCAAATCGGTGCGGCTGATGGTGCGCGCCAACCACCAAACCTTCGACGCGCGCGGCTTGGCGCAGGAAGTGCCGCTGGTCACGTTTGTTACCGCCACATTCAGCAAAAACGCGCTGGGCGGCTATAAACCGAAAGAAAAGGCGGAGTTTTCAGGTACCTACCAAGCCACCGAAATCCGCCAGCTGCTCGATGGACGCGAGGTGTTGTATTACAACGCTTTCACCAACGCCTACCGCGTAGACGGTCAAGACGTGTTAAGCCAAATGCGTAAGAACATCGGCGCATAGGCCGTATGAAAATGATAAAGCCGTTTAGATTTAATCTAAGCGGCTTACTTTTAAACTAAACCCACCTAACTATAAGTTAAAGGTGGGTTTATTTTTTGGTCGTGCCCACCGACCATTTTTTGAAAAAGGATTGCAAAATGAATGATGCAAAACAGATGCAGGAAAATTTGGGTTTGAGCAGAGAAATTAAGCTGAAATATCCGGTACGCCTGCCGACGGGCGAGATGTTGGAAAAAGTGAGCGTGCGCCGCACCCGTGTGGGGGATTTGCGCGCGGTAACCCATATCGAAAACGAAGCCGAACAAGGCTTGGCGATTATCGCCCGTGTAACCGGCTTGGTACCGGAGGACTTGGATTTACTGGATTTGGAGGACTTGGCAGCATTGCAAAACTGCTTTCCCGGGCAAAAAGCGTAATGCGGAGCGGTTGAGCCGAGAGGAGACAGACCGGAGGATTCTCGCGGCAGCGGCCGATGTGGCGTGGTGGTTCGGATGGAGCGTGCAGGAGGTATATGCGCTGCCGTTAGACGAATTTGAAGACTGGCAGAAAGAAGCAACCCGCCAAATTAAGGCGGGCTATGTGCGGGGTTGAATGATTTGGACTTTACCGATGGCTTAGTGATGAGGCTTAGTTTCTTCAGCAAGGCGCGGACACCAACCATTAGGTTCGGGTTCTTTTTTGAACCATGCTTCGTAAATCCATTCCAGTATGCCCCAAGCAAATCCAGCAAGCGCGGCTAAGCCAGCAGCTGCAGCAATCAAAAACAGGATAACGGCGGCAAAGGCTAACATCTTTCTTCCCCTTCACTATTCATAAGTAGGATATTACCACATGGCTTCTGATTTAGGTGTTTCGATTTCTGTATCCGCCGCTGTTGGCGGTGCATTGTCGGGTTTGGCCAGTGTCAGCAAAGCTATGAAAACACTGGAGTCAACAACCGGCACACTACAGGCTCGACAGCGTGAGCTGGGAAGCGTGTTGGAGCGGAACAAAGATCGCTTGGGCGTGCAGTCAGCCAAACAACTGTGGCAGGAATACGACAAAATCGACCGTTCCATTAAAAAGCTAACCGTTAGCTTCACCAAGTTGCAACAGGTTCAGGCGGCCAAAGCCGCCAATACCCAGCAATGGCAAAATTTGAAAGGCCAATGGCAGGCAGCGGTAGGCGCGGCCGGTATGGTGGCATTACCTGTCAAGTTGACGATTGATTTTGAATCATCAATGGCCGATGTGAAAAAAGTGGTCAATTTCGATACCCCGCAACAGTTCAAGGAAATGGAGCAGGACATTTTGCGCATGACGCGCAAGATTCCGATGGCGGCAGATGAGTTGGCCGCGATTGTCGCAGCTGGCGGTCAAAGCGGTGTTGCACGTGAACACCTGACCGTCTTCGCATCGGATGCTGCCAAAATGGGCGTGGCTTTCGATATGGCTGCCGGGCAGGCTGGCGAATCAATGGCTACACTGTCCAATGTATTGCAGATTCCGATTCCGAAAATCAGCAGGCTGGGAGATGCCATCAACCACTTGTCAGATAATGCCAACTCAAAAGCTGCCGATATTGTCAACGTGCTTACCCGTGTCGGCAGCGATACCAAACAGCTTGGCTTAACTGAAAATCAAGCGGCAGCGTTGGGCAGTACCTTTCTAAGCATGGGCAAAGCCCCCGAACTTGCAGCCCAAGCTATTAAAGGTATGACGACTTCTCTGTCTGTTTTAAAAGTCGGCGGTAAAAACGAAGCCGCTGCTTTGGCAGAATTGGGGCTGACCACCAAAGAGTTTGCCGATGCGATGAACAAAGACGCGCAAGGTGCGATTCTCAATTTGCTGGCACGGGTCAAGCAACTGCCGAAAGATCAACAATATCCCCTATTGATGAGTATGTTCGGCAAACAGTATGCCGATGATGCATTGCTGCTGGCCAACAATGTCGGAGAATACAACCGCCAGTTGGATTTACTCTCAGAAAAAGATGCTTCTGGCAATCTGAAATACCTTGGGTCAATGCAGCGTGAGTTTGAAAACCGCTCTGCAACTACGGCCAATCAATTGCAGATCATGAAAAACGGCTTATCCGAGCTTGGTATTACTGTCGGTAGCGTGATTCTGCCTGCGGTCAATGATTTTATCGGTGGAATCATTCAGATTACCAACAAGCTGGCCGATTGGGCAAATGCACATCCGGTATTGACAGGCTATATCATCAAAACTGTAATGGCTTTGGCCTCTCTGGTTGCCGGTGGCTGGCTGGTTCGGGTAGCGGCTAACCGGATCACGGCCGGCTTGCTGACCGCTAAAGGTGCGCTGCAATCATTTAAGGTAACGGCGCAATTGGTCTCTCTGGTAATGAAGGGCGGTATTCTGCCCGCCGATGTACCCGGACGCTTAGGCACGCTCGTCCGCGCCTTATCCGCTGCCCGTGCCGCCATGATGAGTTTCAGTGTGTCCTCCTTGATTGCCATGTGGCCGGTGGCATTGGCGGTTGGTGCGATTGCGTTAGTCGCTTGGGCGGTTTACAAGGCGTGGAATCCGATTAAGGGATTTTTTGCCGGATTGTGGGATGGTCTGCTGCAAGGACTGGCACCGCTGAAACCGGCATTCGACCAGCTCGTCAATGCTTTGTCGGGCGTATGGAAGACCATCGCGCCGCTGATTATGCCGGTGGTGGACGCAATTGCTTCGGCATTGTCGGGTTTGTGGACAATGGTGCAGCCGTTTGTGCAGCCGATTATCGACTTCTTCGGTGATTTTTTCAGTACCACGCAGATGGCTGAGGGCGGCGCACGCAGCTTCGGCGAAACCGTCGGCGTGTGGTTGGGCGAAAAAATCAGCGGCTTAGTCGGCATTGTGCTGAATGCGTGGACGAGCATTACCACCTTCTTCAACAACGGCCTGAATGCGCTGATTAACCTGATTACGAACTTTTCCCCAGTGTTTGCTTTTCAAGCGGCCTTTAATGCCGTGTGGGTTTGGCTTTCCGGTTTGTGGGGGCGCTTTTCCGCATACGGCAGCCAAATGATCGACGGTTTGGTCAACGGCATTAAGGCTGGTATCGGACGGGCAGTGGCGGCGGTTCAGGGCGTAGTGGCGGCGGTGAAATCGGCGTTTGCATCTGACCGCAAAGGTATGGCCATCCACTCACCGTCACGGGTGTTCCGCTCCTATGGAGAATTTATCACGCAAGGCTTGTCTATAGGTATCGGCAAGGGAGCAGACAAGCCCGTGGCTACTGTCGGCAATATGGCAGGCCGTCTGAAGCAGCGCTTTGCCGAGCGTATCGGGCAGTGGCGCAGTGACATTGCAGCGCGGGTGTCGGGCAGCAGCGAGGCGTTTGCAGAAGCCCGTTCGCAGCAACAAAACTCGGTAGCCGCTTCGGCTGTAAACAGCAGTATCACGGTCAATTTCAATCCGACTATCAATGCACCCGGCGGCGACCCCGCGCAGATTCAAACAGCCTTGCAAATGGGCTTGCGCGAATTTGAAACACTGTTTCAGCGCATGATGGCCGACCGTGAACGGAGGGCTTACTGATGTATGCAATGTTGGGCGATGTGCGGTTTGAGCCGCTGACGGGTTTTACGTCGCTCGAAGCCGATCACGCGGCGGTGTTTGCCAAGCACGATGTATTGCAGGGCCGTCCGAGACTGCAGGCAATGGGCAATGACCTGACCACTATGCGGTTTAGCCTGAAATTACATTGGAAACTGGGTAATCCCGATACGGCCTACAAAGGCTTGCTGGCCGCCAAAGAGAGCCAACAGGCTCAAGCATTAGTGTATGGCAGCGGCCGCTTTGTCGGCTGGTTTGTGATCGAGCGGTTGGCCGAGCGCACGCTGATACAGGACGCACAAGGCCGCACGGCCGCGCGTGAATTGGACGTGGAGCTGACCGAGTTTGTGGGCGACCCCAATAACCCGCTGCCGACACCGGGCGTGATGAGCGGCGGTAAAAACCCGTTGTTGGCCTTGTTGCCCGAGTCGGTACAGGCGCAGGCATCCGACATCATGCAGGCGGTGGAAAACGGCGTACAGATTTACCGTGCGGCCGAAGACGGCATCGAACAAATGCAGCGTTTGGTCTATGCGGCCAAAGACATCAAAAACGACCCCGCTGGTGTACTCGGTTTGGTGGGCGATGCCCTGCAAATCGGCAGCGGCACATTGGATAAATTGTCGGCTCTGCCAGCCGTAACTGCGGTACTGGGAGATTTGCAGGGTGCAGCGGTATTTGCCGCCCAAGCCGGTCAGGCGGCGCATCAGCTTGGCAGTGCCGTCGGCAGCCTGCGGTCGGGAACGGAAAACGGCTCGATCGGCGGCTGGTTGGATGCAGCCGTGAATGCCGTTGACAGTGCGTCGGCCTCTTTACAGGACGGCGCAGCCGCGGTCGAAACCTTAACCGGCTGGCTGGCCGTAAGGAGGGATAAATGAGTGCCGTATTGCGCTATACCACGATAGACGGTGACCGTTGGGACTTAATTGCCCATAAGCACTACGGCAATGCGCTGATGGTTGACGGGCTGATTGCGGCCAATCCGCATCTGCCGTTGGCCGAAGAATTTAAAAGCGGGTTGACCGTGTTTGTACCGGTGCTGGCCACCAAACCGAAAAACAACCAAGAGGATATGCCGCCGTGGATGCGTTAAGTGTTTTGACGAATCTCAACGGCTTGGGCGGTGCGGCCAATACCCACCCCGTTACCAAGCCGGATTTTGTACTCAAATACGAGCAGAAAGACATCACCGGCGATATCGAGCCTTACCTGTTGTCGATTACCTATACCGATTACTTGGGCGAGCAATCGGACGAGCTGGAAGTAACGTTTGAAGATACCGACGGCCGCTGGTTGCGTGCTTGGTATCCCGAGCAGGGAGACAGCTTGTCTTTGAGTTTGGGAGACCAATTTACGGGCTTGGTAACATTGGGCAGCTTTGAAATTGCCGAAATCGAATACAACCACCCGCCGAGTACGGTATCGCTGAAAGCGTTGGCCACCGGCATTACCAAGGCTAACCGCACTTTGCAGGCCAAGCCGTATGAAAAAACCACGCTGGCCAAAATCGTGCGCATCGTGGCAGGCCGTCTGAAACTCAAGGTGGATGGCGAGTGCGAGCATATCGAAATCGAGCGCGTTACCCAATATCAAGAGCGTGATATCGAGTTCTTAACCCGGCTGGCCAAGCAGTACGGCCACACCTTTAAGATCGTCGGCGATACGCTGGTATTTATGAGTAATGCCAAGCTGGCCGAACGCGAGCCGGTGGCGGCTTTGAATCCGGCAGACATGATTGATATCCGCCTGCGCGACCTGATTAAGGGCGTGCCTGATAAAGCAGTGGTATCGGGGTATGACCCCAAAACCAAAACCAACCACACCACGACACGCAAGGCCAAGCCTCGCCGCAAAAAGGCCAAACACACCACCTCCGGCGACACCCTCAAAATCATTGCCAATAAAGGCGAAAGCCAAGCTCAGGTTAACGCGCGGGCAGATGCCGCATTGGCTGCCGCCCAAGACGAGCAATGCGCGGGGAACGTGACCGTATTCGGCCATGCCAAGCTGGTAGCCGGGCAAGTGATATTGCTGGAAAACCACGGCAAATTCAGCGGCCGTTATCTGGTTAAGCAGGCACGGCACCGATACGACCGCCGCAGCGGCTATACCACCGACCTTGAAATCAAAATGCTGGAATATATCCCGGAAGAGAAAGAAACCGATGATGCTGCCCAATCATGATTTTACTGCCACGCTGCAATTCGGCATCGTCTCGGCCGTTGACGAAGCCGCCCACAATCTGCGCGTGCGCTTGCCCGCGCTGGAAAATATGGAAACCGACTGGCTGCCAATGCTGACGGCCGCAGCCGGCGGCAATCGGTTCTACAGCCTGCCGGATGAGGGAGAGCAAGTAGTCTGCCTGCTCGATGCCCGAGGAGAAAACGGCGTGGTGCTGGGTGCGACTTACAATGCGGCCGACAAACCGCCCGCGGCCAGTAAAGATGTGTGGATGCGGCGGTTTAAAAACGGCACGGTGATTCAGCATGACCGTAAAACGGGCGATGTTCTGGTTAAAACAGACGGTGTGGTAACCATCGATGCTGACGCAGTAGTGGAAAAGACGCTCACGGTCAACGGCCTGTTTACCTATACCGCCGGTATGTCAGGTAAAGGCGGCAAAGGTGCAGCGGCAGTAATTAATGGAAGTTTGCTTGCAACAGAAGATGTAACTGCGAATGGTGTTTCGTTAAAAGACCATATCCATAATGGAGATAGTGGAGGCAAAACCAGCTCTCCTGCTTGAAAAAATCCCCCAATGGCTACATTGTTGAAATCCGATTATCTTTTTCTATAAAGGATTACTCCATGAATATTGAACAACAGCGTAGCTACATTAGCAGAATAGTTTTCCCCAATGAGCCTGAATATATTGATCCTGATGCTGAGTTTAGCATTTGTAAAAAGGATAATTTAATTGAATTAGCGCGGTTATTTTATGAAAAATACCAATTCCTTCCAAAGGATAAGGATGATAAGGATGATAAGGATAGTTGGGTACTATTAATTCAACTGATGTTTACTGCAAATAGTATAGGAATGATAACACCAAAGAATTTTCATCTCTTCTATCAACAAATAAATGAATACGGTTGCGCCCACGCCTTAAAAACATTAGATCATGACACGTTTTATAAGTATTACATGATTGCTGCTTCTTATGAAAAAGCTACTGATGTTTTGTATGAACGATATGATTATTATTGCCGTCCAGATTTTCTTAGGGCTATACCACGCTAATTTCTAAATAGGTTAGCTATTTATTACTAGAACGTAAGTTTTTAAACCCGTTTAAAAGCCTTTCAGACGGCCTTCAGCCAAAATCCCTGTATCTATTTATCAAGCGATACAGGGATTTTTTCATGCAGCAATACGCCACACCGATATCCAAGCATTGGCAGCTCGCCCGCGAGGGCGGCGGCTTGGTGCAAGGTGCGGACGATATCGACCTGTGTATCCACAATATTTTGGCGACCCGCAAAGGGTCGGATGTTACCCGCCCCGATTTCGGCAGCAATCATTTCGACTACATCGACAGCCCCGAAGACGTGTTTATCCCCAACGCAGTGCGCGAAGTCATGCTCGCCATCAACACGTGGGAAAAACGCGCGGCCGTTGAAAAAATCGACTTCGGCGGCCATGCCCCGCATCTGACGATGACGGTGTTTTGGCGGGTAACGGATGACGTATCGGGCGAGATTTACGCCACATCAGTCAACTTGGAGCGGGCATCATGGATTTGAGCAAGCTGAAACGCGAAGACGTTAAAGCGGTTGATGACGATTTGGCCAAAGTGTTGGCCGAAACCATTGCCGACTACGAATCACGCAGCGGCAAAGTGTTGCAGCCCGCCCATATCGAGCGGCTGCTGATTAACACCTATGCCTACCGCGAAATGCTGGTGCGTAAGGCTGTCAACGAAGCCTACCGCCAACAGCATCCCCGCTTTGCTACGGGATTGATGCTGGATTTATGCGGTGATGATGTCAACACGCCGCGCCTGCAGGCGTCGGCCGCGCGCTGCACCATCCGTTTTACTGCCGCCCTAAACGGCATTCAGACGGTCTTTATCCCCGTCGGTACGCTCGTCTCGGTAGATGATGTGTCATTTGAAACCACCGAATCAGGCACTTTATCGGCCAACCGTGGCACGCTTGATTTGCAGGCCGTCTGCACGCAAAACGGTACGGTCGGCAACGGCTGGTCTGCGGGGCAGATTAGCCGCTTGGCCAATCAGCCGGTAGCGGGCATTGAGGTTAAAGCCGCCAATACCACCGTGCCTACGGGCGGGGCGGATGTAGAGTCGGACGATGCCTACCGCGTGCGTATTTTGCTGGCGCCGGAGAGCTTTTCGGTAGCCGGGCCGGTGGGTGCGTATGAATACTTCGCCCGCCGTGTGAATCCGACGATTTGCGATGTGCATGTCGATCATAAGCGCACCCCTGCCGGAGAGCCGATTGGCGGCCAAGTCGAGGTAACCGTATTGACCACCGGCGGCCAGCTGTCGTCTGAATTGGTTAATGAAGTGACCCGTGCCTTATCGGACGAGCGTATCCGGCCGTTGTGCGACACCGTTACGGTTGCCTCCCCCACGGCCGTAGATTATGCGCTGGATGCCGAACTGGTGCTGTTTAACGGTGTAAACGCGGATGAAGCAGTAGCGGCCGCCAAAGCGGCATGGTCGGCCTACGAGTCCGCCCGCCGTGAAAAACTCGGGCTGGACATTGTGCCGTTGGACATTCAGACGGCCTTAAAAGTACCCGGTGTGTATAACGTGGTGCTGAAGAATCTGCCGCTGCGCGTGGTTAAGGCCAATCAGTGGTCACGCTGTACATCGGTAAGCATTACCGCTGCCGCGGAGTACGCCGATGGCTAAATTGACCTACGCCGACATCATTGAAAGAGACCAGCATTACAAAATGCTGGCCGATTTGGGTTTGCGCTTCAACGGTATCGATACCGTGAAACTTATGCCGCGTTTGGTCGAGCTGGTCGCTCCCGAACATCTCGAGCTGCTCGCCGAGAGCCGCAGCATATTGGGCGCGGACGGCTATTGGTTGGCCGAGAGCGACCAAATGCGCCGCCGTCTGATTAAAGGTGCATACGAGCTGCACCGCTACAAAGGCACGCCGTGGGCAGTCCGCGAAATCGTGCGGCGGCTCGGGTTCGGCGAAGTGCAGATCATCGAAGGCATGGGTAATAAGCACCATAACGGCGAGATTACCCGCGACGGCACTTACAGCCACGGCCACAGCGACCGTTGGGCGCACTACCGCATCATCATGAATAACGTCATTACCAATGACCAAGCAGCATTGCTGCGGCGCACCTTAAGAGCATTTGCGCCCGCCCGCTGCATATTGGCTGCGTTGGATTACCAAGCCAGCGCATTGAGACACAACGGCCGTGCTTTACGCGACGGCAGATTTAACCGAGGAACCGCATAAATGGCAAATTTAAATGAAAGCGCTGTTTGGGAAGCTGGCATTTACCAATGGGAAACCTCAGACCCCGTTCAGGGCGGCCCTAACGGCATCGACAATAAGCCTACCCGTCAGTTGGCCAACCGCACGGTGTGGCTGAAAACCGAAATTGCCAAAGCCGTAGCCAGCATCGGCAAAAACAAAACCGACGCCGAAAATATGTTTGCCCGAAAAAGCACCACCGTAACCGCCGGTGCCGGTTTAACGGGCGGCGGCACGTTGGGCGGAAATGTCCAATTTGCACTCGGCACGCCCGGTACATGCAGCGGCAACACAACCAACTGGGCAGGCAGCAACACCCATACCCATCAGCTTGCCGCCGCATCGCCGACCGTGGCGGGTGTGGCTAAGTTGATTAATAACCTGACTACGGACGATGCCAATAGTGCATTGTCGGCCGCAATGGGAAAAAAATTAGCCGAAGAAAAAATACCAAATACCACACAAGACTTTATGCGTACATTGGGCGAGTTTAATCCCGGTAAAAGCGGATTTGTCCGTACAAACGGGGGTAGCTTGAACGGTAATAGTCTACCCAGCATGGAGATACATGTCGGTCATCCCAGCTATGCCAATGGTGCATACTCGCGCGGTATCGGGTTTGCCTACGGGACGAGCTGGGGCATCTACACAACTGCTTGGGACGGGACAGGTAACTACCGGGGATATAAAGAAATCCTGACCGAAGAAAACGGCGTGATGCTTACAGGCAATCAAACCGTCAACGGTGTTAAAACTTTCGCCGGACTTTTGACGGCAGGCCGCGCCGAACATTGGAGCAAGATGCGTATGCCCGTGCAGAGTGGCGGGCATTGGTTTCTCGAAGCTAATCCACAATCCAACCTTGCCGACGGCGCAACCTTAAAGTTCAACATCAAATATGAACAAGAAAGCGGGCAAGTTCGGTATATACATTTCCCCGAGTTGGGCAACAATAACCACATGGTTGCATATCAAGATTGGGTGACAACCAAAATCAATGCTGCAACAGGCGCGGTTAACGACAAAATTGCCAACGCCGCGCCGTCGGGCACGGTGGCTTACTTTGCCGGAGCCAACCCGCCGCCGGGCTGGCTCAAAGCCAACGGCGCAGCCGTATCCCGCACTACCTATGCCGCCCTGTTTGCCGCCATCGGCACAACCTACGGCGCAGGCGACGGGCGCAATACCTTTAATCTGCCCGACTTGCGCGGCGAGTTTGTACGCGGCTTGGACGACGGGCGCGGGATTGATAGCGGCCGTGCGTTGGGCAGCCGTCAGATCGGTACGGTTGTCGGCGCCGACAGCCAAGATGGCGCGGCAACAATAGGCGTAGCCATCGCGGGCATCAAGAGTAATTACGCCCAAACGGCAGGATCATTGGGTATGGATACCGTTGATATGTCGGATTACTCCAATGCGCGCTTGGTTTGGTCGGGCGGCAGGCAATCAGGATTGCAAGCGGCCAACCCCGACAGCAACGGCCACTTTAGCGGCGTTACCCGCCCCCGCAATATCGCATTACTGGCCTGCATCAAGATTTAAGGCCGGCATAAACCGTAGGGCGGGCATCCCTGCCCGCCGCATCAAACAAGGAAGCAGCAATGACCCAAAACATCCAATGGAAAAAACCTGTCTGTCAATTGGACGACAACGGCCTGTATCTCGGCCAAACCGAGGCCGAGTTAGACGTTTACGCAAAAGACGGCAGCTATATTATCCCCGGCGGTTGCATCGACGTGGAGCCGCCCGAAAACCGAGACGGCCATGTCGCCCGCTGGACGGGCGAGGCGTGGGAATACATCCCCGACCACCGAGGCAAGACGGCATACCAAACCGCCGACGGCCAAGCCGTGATGGTCGTTACCGCAGGCGGGCTTTCAGACGGCCTCACGTTTACCGCACCGCCGAGCCATTAGCACACATGGGACGGCAAGCAGTGGGCGTTGGCGGAGCAGGATGCCGCCGAGTGGCTGGCGCAGGCCAAAGCGGTCAAGCTGGCGGAGATTAACGCCGCCGCGCAAAGCTATGTATGCCATCTGTCAAAATCCAACGATGTGCCCGAATTTGAGCGGCAGACATGGCCGCTGCAAGCCACCGAGGCGTTGGCATGGGAACAAGATCCAAGTACAGACACCCCGCTATTGGCGCAGATTGCCGCTGCACGCGGTTGTGATTTGGACGGTTTGCGCGGCAAGGCGCTGGCCAAAGCCAAGCAGTTTGCCGCCTTGTCGGCAACGGTGGCCGGCCAGCGTCAAGCCTATGCCGACCGTTTGGACGCGGCGCAGGAGGTGGCGGCGGTAGCGGCCATCGAGCCTGTTTACCAATTGCCCCAAGAGGCCGTCTGAAATGCGTAAGCTGCAAATTATCTTAACGGCTTATGCCTACCAAATCGCTGTTGCTGCCGACCAGATGCTTAATGCGGTGTTGGGCGGGTTTGCCGACGAAACCTTGAGCAGCCGCATCTACCGCAACAGCACTTTGGCGGACAAGCCGCGCCGACGTTGGCGCGCGGCCAAGTGCGCGGTCAATGCCCTGTTTTTTTGGCAGGCCGACCATTGCCGCGGTGCGTACAACAGCGAGCGCGTGCGGCGGCATATGCACGGGCATTTTAAGGAGTAATCATGCCGCCGGTTAAAAATCTCAACTTATATAGAGGCGACACCCATTATTTTGAGTTTGTGCTGTCGGGCTTGGGCGATGTGGGGGGCGCTACGGTGGTGATGGATATTGTGCCGGGCAACGGCGGCCAAGTGCTTAAGCCTAAGCTGACGGTGCGCGGTCAGGTGGTCGAGGTGTTGTTTGATTCCCGGCTTACCCATGACTTGACGTCGCAGCTGGGTAATTATGATATGCGCGCCATTTGGGGCGGCGTGGTCAAAACGATTGCCAAGGGCACGGTCACCATCAGCCAGTCTGTTACGCCGGTATCCGACCGGCTTGGCGAAGGCGGCAGCGTGCGCCGTGAGGCGGTGTTGTTGTCGGCGGGTGAGCCGCCAATCAGTATTTTGCCGGGCTTGTCGCCGGAGGATGCGGAGCAGCGTATTGCCGCCGTCGAGCGGCGGTTGGACGAGCTGGGCGCGGCCGTGGCCGATGCCGAGGAGAGTCCGGAGGTGGCAAGGTTGTTGGATACGGTGCAGCAGCTGCAGACGCAATTGCAGCAAGCCTTGTTAACCGGCAATGCCGATGTCGGCCAAATCCGCCGACAATTGGCGGCGGTCGAGACGGCCTGAGACCTTTGCAAAACCCTCAAAAATCCTCTAAATTCCCACTCACATCAAACTCCGAGAATTTAGAGGATTTTGTTCATGAGCAGCTTTTTACACACCGACGCCCTCCACCACATCGAAAAACATCTCGACCGCTTCCCACTCATCAAACTCGACCGTATTCTTGACCGGACACCCATCGAACAATACCTCGCCGGCCGCAAAACCCGCTACGTGCGCGACAATGGCGGCCGTCCCGCCTATCCTTTGCTCTCCATGTTCAAAGCCATCCTGCTCGGCCAATGGCACAGCCTTTCCGACCCCGAACTCGAATACAGCCTCATCACCCGTATCGATTTCCAACTCTTCTGCCGCTTCGACGACTTCCGCATTCCCGACCGCAGCACCCTCTGCCGTTTCCGCAACCGGCCGGCGCAAGACAACACCTTGGCCGAACTATTGGATCTGATTAACCGCCAACTGACTGACAAGGGCTTAAAAGTAGAGAAAGCATCCGCCGCCATCGTTGACGCCACCATTATTCAGACGGCCGGCGGCAAACAGCGTCAGGCCATCGAAGTGGATGACGAAGGCGTTGTCCGTGGCGAAACCACCCCTGGCAAAGACCCGGATGCCGGGTGGATCAAAAAAGACGGCCGCTTCCATCTAGGCTACAAACAACACACCCGCACCGATGCGGACGGCTATATCGAGAAACTGCACATCACCCCGGCCAATGCTCATGAGTGCAAACACCTGCTGCCATTACCGGCGGACATCGCAGAAGGCAGCACCGTCTATGCGGATAAAGGCTACGACAGCCGGGAGAACCGACAACATTTGGCAGCGTGCGGCTTGAAAGACGGCATCATGCAAAAAGCACACCGTGGCTGCCCGTTAAGCCAAGAGCAGAAAATCCGCAACGGCCGGCCGGCGAAAGTGCGCTATGTGGTGGAACAAAGCTTTGGTACGTTGCACCGCAAATTCCGCTATGGCCGGGCAGCCTATTTTGGGTTGGGCAAAGTGAGGGCGCAAAGCCACCTGAAGGCGATGTGTGTGAACCTGTTGAAGGCGGCCAACAGGATAGGTGTGCCTGTTGCTGCCTGAACAGGCAGGCAGTGCCTCATAATGAGGCACTTTAAGGGGACTTTAGGGGTAGCTTGTCTACTTTTTACGCAAAAACAGCCGGAACATGATGAAGAATGTTCCGGCTGTTTGTTGGCGTGGGGTTTTGCAAAGGTCTCGGCCTTGGCACAATCGGGCGGCTTGGAGGCCAGATTGCAGGCTTTGGAGAGCGGCAAGCAGCAGGCGGAAGTGCTGGCGGTCGAGCTGGCCAGCCTTAAGCAGCAGTTGGCGGATAAGGCGCAATCGAGTGCCATTGAAGAGTGCAAACAGCTGATCCGCCAAGCCCAATCCGACTTGCAGCAGCGCTTGCGCAATTGCAGTCGGGCGGCCAAGTGAGCAGCTCGGAGATTGCCGCGCTGGATCAGCGTGTGCAGCAGCTGGAGACGCAATTGCGCGAGTTGCAGCGGGCTGCGTTGGCCGGCAACCAAGTCGGCAATCCCGAGGCGGTCGCCCAATTGCAGCAGCGTATTGAGGCGGTGGAGACGCAGCTGGCCAAGATTGCGGCGTTGGAGGCGGATATCCAGCAGCTGCGCGGCCGGCTCAACAAGCCCAAGATGGAGCGTATCCACTTGCGGCAGGATGTGTGGTCCAACGGCGGTTATCCGTGGACAACCGTACAGTTTGCCAACAGCTATACCCAGCCGGAGTTGAGCTATCAGATCGTGCACAAGTCTTTAAACGTGAGCTTTTTGGAGCTTAATTACTGTAATTTGACGGGCAGCAGCGTACAAATCCGGTCCAATTTCAAGTTTGAGAGCATTGATGTGGATTATGTGGTGCATTTGACCGTTAGAGAGGGAGCGGACGTGTAG